AGTTGGAGTTAGAATTAAATGTTGATGGGAATGATGACGGACGTGAATCAGATGATGGACGTGGAGCAGAATAACTTTATGAAGGAATATGTAGATTCTGCTGCTGGTTATGAAACCACTGTTGAAGAAGCACGAGAGTTTGTTCAAGGTCTTATTGACTCTGAACTTGCTTTCATTGATGATCTAAAAATGATGTAGTAAAATGAAATTTATACAATACCTGAATGCCCGGAGCGAGTATGAACGACTTGTCTCCGGGTTCGTTTTACCAGAAGACAAGTATCATGGAACTATAGATAGTATGAGATGGTTCCTTAAAAAAGGTCATACCGCAAATAGATTTCGTAAAGGTTTTGATGATGTAATTGAAGTTTGTCATCATGTTTTGAAGGAAATGAAAAAATGAAAATTTGTGTAGTTGGATATGGATATGTCGGCAAAGCAATGGTTGCCGCATTTGATCAGGGAGAGAATATTGATTATGATATTGTAGACCCTGCTTATGAAGAGTATAATAATCCTTTGATGGATGTTATGGAGTCTTGTGATGCTGCTGTAGTCTGTGTGCCTACACCACAAGGCGAAGATGGTCAGTGTGATGATTCTATTGTTTTAGACGTTGTAGAGAGTATTGGTTTTGATAAACCTATTCTGATTAAATCAACTACAGATATTGACACACTTCAATGGTTTAAAGAAAACTATCCTAATGTCTGTTTTTCTCCTGAGTTTCTGCGTGGACGTAGTTCTGTAGAAGACTTTCTGGATGAAACTAAAATGATTATTGGTGGTGAAATCGATCAGGCAGAGGGTTGGATGAATGTCTTTCAAGAATGCTTAGATATTAAAGACGAAGCATTCCTCGATATTGTAGAGGCTGGTTATGTCAAGTATGCCTGCAACTCTTTCTTAGCAACAAAAGTGACATTCTTTAATGATATGTTTAATTTGATGCAGAAAGCTCATCCAGAACTGGACTATGACTCTATGGTCTATGCTTTGAGTCTCGATTCTCGCATCGGGCATTCTCATACTGAAGTTCCAGGATATGATGGTAAGTTCGGTTGGGGCGGTCACTGTTTCCCTAAAGACACTGCTGCATTTGTAAACTTTGCAGAACGTCAAGGTAGTGACTTGCCATTAATTCGCAAAGCAAGGGAACTGAATAAAATTCAAAGGAAGTAAGATGAAAGTTTTTATCACAGGTATTGCCGGATTTATTGGATACCATACCGCTCTCCGATATAAGCAAGAAGGTTGGGAAGTATCAGGCATTGATAACTTTAATAACTACTATGATCCTCAGTTAAAATACATGAGGCATGATCGACTTGAAGAAAATAATATCGATGTGATGCAAATGGATATTCGATCTGATAAACTTTCTAATGTCCTTGGCATTATTCAACCTGATCTTGTTATTCATCTAGCAGCTTCTGCTGGTGTACGGTACTCTATGGATAATGCCATTGAATATATTGATAATAATATTCATGGTACTCAGTGTGTTATTAATGCCTGTGAAGAAAATAATGTTCAAGATGTAATCTATGCTTCTACTTCTTGTGTAATGCACGATAACCCTCTACCTTGGAATGAAGACGAGAAACTCGGACCGCAACTAAGTCCATATGGATATTCTAAAGCGACTAATGAGCATCAGTTCAATATCTCTAATATTCCAAATGCAGTCTGCCTACGATTCTTTACTGTCTATGGTCCTTGGGGTCGGCCAGATATGGCATTGTTTACCTTTACAAAACAGATGCTTGCGGACGAAACTATTACTGTTTATAACAATGGTGATATGAAAAGAGACTTTACATACATTGATGATATTGTACAAGGCATTTATCTTGTCTCCCAGAATATGAAACCTAGAGATACTTACTGCTTAGGTAATGGTACAGCGGTTTCTTTGATGGAATTTATTACAGAGATTGAACGCAACTTAGGTAATGGCGAATCCAAGAAAGATTTTCAACCACTTCATCCAGCAGATGCGAAAGAAACTTGGTCAGATACAACAAAGATTCAGCAATTGGGATACTCTGCAACTACTGCTATTGATGTAGGGGTAAAGAACTTTATTGATTGGTATATGGAGTATTATAATTGAAACGTCTTATCTATCAGGTCTCAGTAGGTAAACCATCTAAACTCTACAAGCACTGTATCAACTCAGTTTCAGAGTATTGTGATAAACATGATATTGAACATTATGTTTTGACTAAACCTAAACTGCGTATCAATCCTAATCCTTTTACCTCTAATCGAAGTGAAGGTGCGTCTCGTTTAGGTTATCTACCTATATTTGAGAAAGAGAATGCCTTTGATCTTTTACCAGAGTATGATCAGATTGCTATTATAGATTCTGACATTTACATTAGACCAGATAGTCCAAGCATCTTTGAAGACTTTGGAACTGACAAACCATTCGGTGCAGTCTGTGAACGTGAAATGGCAATCACACAAAAATATGCACAGAAGATTCAAAACTATTCTCGTATGCAGTATCAACCTTTGCACGGTAAAAAGGACGCAGACTTCAAACCAAACAATCTTGGTTATGAGTTTTTCAACATGGGTCTGATGTTGATGAACCAGTCTTTCTATGATTATATCAATATGCCAGCAAAAGAGTGGGTTACTCAAAATGAGTTTCAGCCTTTTGTTGATGGTATAGGAACTTGGAAATGGTCTACAGACCAAACACTGCTGAACTACTTTATGAAGACCCGTAAAGTCCCTGTGAAGCATATGGACTGGAAATGGAATGGTCTATATAGTGCTAATAAGAAAATTAGTGAATGTCACTTTGTGCATTTCTTTTTGAAAGACCTTCTGCCAGAACGTGGTGAGAATGTAGAGCAGTTAATGGAAACAGTGTAAATATGTGTAGCATTCTTTTATCAAATAAAAAAGATAAAGCATTATTACAAAATGCTAATACTTATATAAAGTTAAGAGGACCAGATCATACTACTTTTTATGAAGATGAAGGACTTACTTTCATACATAATCTGTTAAGTATTACTGGTGATTTTGTAACGCAACCTTTTATTGATCAAGAATCAAATATAGTTTGCATATATAATGGAGAAATTTATAATGCATTCAAATCTAATAATAATTATAAATCAGATGGCGAATGTATTATACCTCTTTATAAAAAGTATGGAAAGAACTTTGTAAAAAAACTTGATGGTGAATATGCAATTATACTAGTTGATTTTAAAAATGAAAATATTATTTTAGTATCCGATACTTTTTTAACAAAGCCTCTGTGGTTTGGTAAAGATCAAAATGATTTTACTATTGGGTCATATAAAAGTTCAGTAGAACTCACGGGCATTAAAGCCACAAGGATGAAGCCAAACACTTGTCAAGTATATGATTTACAATTTAATCTTTTAGAAGAATTTACAGTATATGATTTTTGGTTAAATCAACATAAAACAACTTATGATGATTGGACAAAAGCTTTTGAAAATTCAATTAAGAAAAGAGCTTCAACCAATGTTAGAGAAAACATATTCATAGGTATGAGCAGCGGATATGATAGTGGTGCTATAGCATGTGAGTTGAATAAACAAAAAATAAAATTTACTGCTTACTCTGTTTCAGGTAGTGAAAATAAAGGCATTATTAAAGATAGGTTCAATATAATTAATCAAAATGCTGATACATATTACCTAGAAGGGTGTATGGATGAATATGTTACGGCTAAAAAACACATTGAAAAATATGTTGAACCATATACATATGAAATATTTTCAAGTAGAAATGGTTACAAAGAATTTATACCATTAACTCAAGATGGCGGGGCAAACGCCTTTTCGTTAGTCTGTTCAAAAGCAATAAAAGAAAACAAAAAGATTTACCTATCAGGTTCTGGTGCTGATGAAATATTTTCTGATTATGGATGGAATGGTAAAACAGTTGCACCGCATAGTAACTTTGGTGGACTTTTTCCTTTAATGTTAGAATCAATTTTTCCATGGGCAAGTTTTTATGGCAGTTCACAAATAAGTTATCTTACTAAAGAAGAAATGGTAGGCGGATCATACGGTATAGAGTGTAGATATCCATTTTTAGATAGGAAAGTAGTACAAGAATTTTTATGGTTGACAGCTGAACTAAAAAATAAATTTTACAAAAATGTTTTACATAACTATATGATTAAAAATAATTTTCCATATAGCGTAGAGAAAAAAGGTTTTTGGTACAAGGATTAAATATGAAAACTGCAATTTATCAATATTGGTATGGGTCCACCCCCAAAGAGTCCGCAAATGCTGGTAAAGAAAATATGAAAGCATATGCAAATAAAATTGGAGCAGATTATATATTTGAAACTGATCCTAAATTTTATGGTGGTCCATGTTCTTTGGAAAAGAAATATTCTGCTTTAAGACCAATTTACGATGATATGTTTTTAAAATATGATAAAGTAATGTATGTAGATTTAGATGTATTTGTTACAGATAAATGCACAGAAAATATTTTTGAAGAAGATATTAAGCATTTTGGTATATGCGAAGAACCGGATCAACCAGAATTACGGACACAAAACGTATCAGCAAACACGTACATAAATAACTCAAATGATAACGTATGGGCCAAAGCTGTTAAAGATAAGTATGGTTGTGATGTCAATAGAGATTCAAAAGGACGACCTCTAGTTTATAATTCGGGTATGATTGTAATGACCAATGAAGGACTAGTGAAGGCCAGAAAAAAATTCACACCATTTCAAGTACACATTAATTATTTAATGTCTGTCGGACTAAGACAGTTTTACCTATCTGATCAAACTTATTATCAAACTATGCTTCATACATCAGGAATCGATTTTAAAATTTTAGATACTAAATGGAATTCACAAATACATTATATTAGAAAAGATGGGATAAAAACAGTAAACGATTGTCGCAGAGCTGATACAAATTTTGTACATGTACAGATATCTGGTGCTGACGAAAAAGACACGAATGCGCACTGGCGTATGGTAAATTTGCCAGTAAGTTTATGGGAATAACATATGTCTAAGTTAATTAAAACAGGAATAGTGAGATGAAAAATAGAAAAATACTTTTAAGTTGTGGCTCTAATAAGGGTGGAGAATTTTTAGCTTGGAAAGAGTCTAAGGTATATGATCCTGAAGTTCTCATCTATGCCTTTGAACCTGAACCACGTTGTTTTCCTCACTTAAAAAATGTGATGTCACAGGTTCCTAACATCACTCATATCAAAAAAGCTATTTCTACTGAAGATGGAACGCAGTCTTGGAATGTAGGTAAACTGACAGTATCTGGTACTCTTAGAGAAGATAAAAACTGGGGACTAACTGGAGAAAAAATTTTAATTGAAACGATTGACTTTTGTAAATGGCTTGAAGAAAATATTGAGGAAGATGACTATGTTATGATTACTTTGGATATTGAAGGATCGGAATATGAAGTCCTTCAGAAGATGTTTGAAACTGGTGCTATGAAATATATTAATAAAATGTATGTCGAATTTCATGGGAATAAAATGTATAATAAACAGACATCTGAAAATATCGAAGCGGAACTAAAAGAAAAACTTTTGAAAACCTTTGGTGAAGAATGTTATTTTAGATTCGTTGAAGGAAATTTTAAAATGTTTAAACAAGCTCATCCAGATTTAGACCCTAATATGTTCAACAATATTGGCACCATTGGGTAATGAAAAATATAATCTTACAGCATTATAATGGTAAACCAAAAGAATTAGAAAAATTATCTTTCGAAAATATTTCAAATTATGCCGCATTGATAGGAGCAAACCACAAAGTCATTGGCGGCAAACCTTTCAATGAAAATTTAACTAACCCTTGTCAAAAGGTGGATTGTATCAGCAAAGAGTGGGATGATTATGATAATGTACTCATGCTCGATCCAGATGTGTTTATTCGGAAAAATTTAACAGAAAATATTTTCAACGAACAGGGTAATGGCATTCATGGTGATACTCAAAAAAGATTGAAGACTAGACTTATTCAGGCAGGTAGAATTGATAGGAATGCTCCATATTGGGCAGGTTCAATTTACAAATTCAATAGGGAAGAAAGGCAACAGTTAAGAAGTGTCATGCCAAAAAATGATGCATGGATGAATTTTTATAACAAAGCATACCATTTTGAAGATGAAGGTATTCTTTCTGAGTTGGCGCATAAATGTGGGATGCCAATCAAATATTTAGATTTTGTATGGAATCAGTGTAGTTTCTTACCTAATCCCGAATCTGCAAAAATGATACATATGAGAACTAAAAAACCAGGACACCTAAACGGGTCTTGGGAAAATGGCGGTAAACGAGATAAAATAGAAAATTATTACGAATTACTTTCAAAAGGAATTGTTTAATGAACTTAATTATGCAACATTGGAATGGTGATCTACCTAGATGGGCGCAATTGGCTGAAAAAACTGTAAGAGATTACGCAAATGATATTGATGTTGAGTATGAGTTAGTTCGTGGTCATCCTTTAGGTGAAGCTATGGGCCCTAACCCCCAAAAACTTTGTTATTTGCAAGAAAAATATGATAAGTATGAATACACAGTTATGATAGACATGGACATGATTGCAACAAAACAAAGATATAATGTTTTTGATGTACCGCAAATTGGTGTGTTGCACGATAGAGCAATGAAAGATGATGGTTCTTCTATGACACCATCAGCAGCACCTGAACTTTATAAAAAAGGTGAGTATATATTTTTTGGCAATTTTATTAAGCTACATAGAGATCAAAGAATAGCATTAAGAGAATATCTCGACGTTGATTACATAGCACCTAGAACACAAAATAAGTATGCTGGAGATGAAACAGTTCTTCATTACTTAATTCATAAGTCAGGTATTCTTAAAAATAAAACCATTGAAGAAGTTTGTATGAGATGTAGTGGTACTTCTTATAAAGATATTCATTATAGAGAAAACGATCGATTTGACAGAAAATTTGCAAATGATCCCGTTGCTCCAAATGCTTTTGTAGATAGATCAGATAAAGACGCCGTATTTCTACACTTTGGTCAAGCTAAAAAGAAGAATATTGAGAATGTTATAAGAGAAATGTATGGGGAATTGTATGCAAGTATCTAAACCAAAAACCGAAGGTTGGTTAGGAAAATATGCCCACAACACCTTTGAGAATTATCAGTTGAAAGAATATATTAAAGCGATTGAATCTGTAAAAAGTAAAAGAACCGCTATTGACTTAGGTGCAAATTTAGGTATAATGTCATATCGAATGTGTAATGACTTCCACCATGTGCATGCCTTTGAACCTTTGTTTTGTGATCATTTAAAAGAGAACGTGAAAAAAGATAACATTACTTTTTATTCATATGCTGTAGGCGAAAAAGAAAAAACTGTAACAATGAGAGTTGGGCAGTATCATTCTGGTGGTTCAAATGTTGTGGAGAACCCAAGTAGTAAATCAGAAAAATATGCTACAGAAGTTCGCTGTGTCACTGTAGATTCTTTTAATATTCAAGATGTTGATTTTATTAAAATTGATGTGGAAGACTATGAATGGTATGCCCTTTTAGGATGCCAAGAAACCATAAAAAAATATAAACCAACTATTTTGATGGAATTGAAGCGTGATAACACCCATTATAAATCTATACGAAATTTTATGAAAGAGTTGGAATATTCAAGTGAATATGTTGGTGAATTAGATTGCCTTTTTACGCAATAGGGATGATGAAATGAAAGCTTTTGTAATTACCTTGTTTAAAAACCAGTACAGTGTAGAGTCTGCTAAGAATACAATCAATACTGCTAGAAAAATGAATGATGACCTTCATATTGAAATGGTCCGTGCCGTAACTCCTAAACAGATTGGGGACTACACCTATTCATATCCTCTTATGGGCGAGACTAAAACTCATGAAGGTATGACTCTTACTGGATATGCCACAACCGAGACTGATAAGAAGATTGCTTGCTCTCTGTCTCATATGCATCTCTGGGAAAAGTGTGTAGAGATGGATGAACCTATTATGATTCTAGAGCATGATGCTGTGTTCACTCGAAAGTTTAAACTCGGTAAATTGATGAATTCGATTGAAGATGGCGACATTGTAATGATTAATGATCCCCGTGGTGCTACACGTAGGGGTCAACTTTATCATGATAATATCATTCGTTGGGATACTGGAATTAATGGTATTGATGGCGTAAATACTCCTGATGAAAATGTGCCTGATGGTCTGGCAGGTAATAGTGCATACATTATTACTCCAGCAGCAGCAAAGAAAGCAACAGAACTGCAAAAGTCTATTGGTATTTGGCCGAATGATGCTTTGCTTTGTAAGCAACTGTTCCCCAGACAACTCAAATCATATTACCCCTATATAACAAAGGTAGTTCAAAAACGATCCACGACTACATAGGTATATTATGAAAGCGTATGTGATTACTATATTAGATGAACCAAAATCAGTAGAGTCTGCGAAGAAATGTATTAAATCAGGTAAAAGGCATGGTATCACTGTAGAGATGTGGCCGGGCATTACTCCAAAAGATAATCCTGTGCAACTCTTTGAAGAAAAAGGTTTGTCTACTAAAAGATTTGAGAATAGTGTTTATTCTAGATATGAGAATTGTTTATCTGCATTCTTATCACACAGAAGTCTTTGGGAAGAATGTCTAAGAACAAAGAAAGAAACTCTTATCCTTGAGCATGATGCTTTCTTTGTAGACTCTATTAAACAACCATTGTTCTATAATAAAATTATGTCATTGGGCAAACCTTCCTATGGCAGATACAATATTCCAAGAACTTTCGGATCGAATCCACTTACATCAAAAGCATACTTTCCCGGTGCACATGCATATGTCATGTCTCCAGCTGGGGCAAAGTTTGCTTTGAATAAATCTTTATCTGAAGCAATGCCGACTGATTTGTTTTTTAATTTACAAAACTTTGAATTTTTACAGGAATATTATCCTTGGCCTGTTGAGGTGCGAGAAACCTTTACAACGATCCAAAAGATTGAAGGCAGTCTAGCAAAACATATGTATAATGAGGGATATGAGATCGTATGATTACTGTTGCTTGTGTATTTTGGGGTGACAAGTTCTCCAAAGATTATGTCTATAATTTAAAATCTATGGTAGAGCGTAACACAACCGTTCCGCATCAGTTTGTATGCTTTAGTGATCAGAAGTTTATGGAACGTCCTGATATTAAAGTTAAAAAACTGTTGCATGGTTATGATAGTTGGTGGAATAAGATGCAGTTGTTTAGAACTGATTTTGGATTGACTAATCGAGTTGTATACCTTGATCTTGATACATTGATTGTAAACAATATTGATTGGTTGATGAATTATGATGGAACCTTTATGGGCATTGAAGACCTTGGTTCCGTAAATAAGCATCAACCCTATCTAAAAGGTAGACTACAATCTGGTGTCATGGCATGGGATTATCAACTACATAATCATCTCTGGGAAAGATTCTGGACCAATTCCACAGAAGCATCTAAATTTAGAGGTGATGGTGAATACCTCAATGAGATTATTCCAAAATATAGCAGAGATTTCATACAAAAGAAATATTCGGGTAAATTAAAGTCCTATAAGTATCAGGTATACTCAGAAGGAATTACTGATGATCTTTCTATCATTTGCTTTCATGGAAGACCTAGCATTCCACAGGCAATGACTGAAACAGTGACTTTGCCTATGAGGACATATGAACCTAGAGAATGGATTAAGGATTATTGGAGATAGTTTAGCATGACTAAAGTGGCACATATTATTGGTAATGGTGATTCATGCATGTGGTATAAACCACAAAAAGGTGTAAAAATTATTTGCAACCTTCC